AGGTATTTTTTTAACTGCACCATCAAACATATAGAAAGAATTTTGAGACATCCAATAAGTAATACCGTTAACATCTTTAACACAATGATTTGAAACAGCCCCGCAATTTGCACCTAATTGATTTAATGAAAAAGTAAAAGGAGGTCCTACAAATTGCATACCGTGCAAAGAAGTATCAGTCCAAACTAATATAGCTCCTCTAGATCTAGCTGCAGCCATAATTTTAGAACCATCTTGAATTCTAAAAGAACCTGCTGTGTTTGTTGCTGTAGGTACCCATGTTGTATAATCTTCTTGAGAAGAAAAACGTAAAAATAAAGGATCTGCAGTAGAAGAAGTTCCAATTAAAGTTTCGGTTCCAAATAAAAATACATGTCTGTCAACAGGAGAAACTAAAGTAAATCTTGATGATGTTGGCGCTTGAGTAATAATAGCTGCTGGCGTTCCTGTTCCAACAGATGTATCCCATCTATATGTTCCACCTTCACTAACTGTAGCAATTAAATCTTCACCAAAATTATCAAAAGACCATTGTCTACCATCAATTTTAACAGTTGATGAAGATCTAGGTGTATTCCAAGTTCCTACATTCCATGCACCAGTTCCCCATCCATAACCATATGCAGAAGCTGATAAACCAATACTTATATCATAAGTTGCTGTAACTGTTCCTCCAGCACTTCCTGTAGCGTTAGCCGTACTTCCTGTGTAAGTTATAGTATAAGTATTAGCATCAACATAAGTTGCTATTTCGAATTCTTTATTCATATCTAACCCAGCTGTAGTAGATGCTCCACTAAACGTAACAAAATCACCTGCTTGAGCTCCATGAGCTGCGTCTGTTACTGTGATAGTTGCACTACCATTAACAGTTGCAAAAGGATTACTTAATCCTGCTTGTGTTGCTCTAATTGGAGTAATATCGTAAGCTGCTCCTTCTGAATAAACATATAATTTTCTATCTGTGCCAAGGGCCATGTATCGTATACCATTAAGATCGGACCAGGCATGCATATCTCTTACAACACCAACTAAAGTTTCTGAAATTAGTTTAACCCAACCACCAATCTTTTCTGGTAAACCATATCTAAAACGTACTAAATCAGAATCAGTCCAACGACCTTCTGCACCATACTCTGTGTTTTGTTTATCTATTCCAGGAGCAAATTGAATTTTAGTAAGTGGCATTATGCAATCCTTAAAAATCTATATTTCATTTCACCGGCTCCGCCATCACCACCATCAGTTTGATTTTGAGCACCACCTCCACCAGCACCCGAACCTTGTGATCCATCACCACCAGCAGCTCCACTTGCTTGACCGGCCGTTCCACCATTTACATTTCCATTATAAGATGTACCACCAACACCACCAGAAATTTGACAGTTATCTCCACCACAGTTTCCAGGATTTGTTCCTGCTACACCATCACCACCTGAATTAAAAGTTCCTACTTCTCCAGAAGTGAAAGTTGTAATATTTATTCCATCTACAGTAGTTCCTGAAGATAAAGAAGAACCTAAAGTAGCTGTTCCACCAGATCCATTATTATTAGAACGAAGAGGTCCTTGTACTCCACCACCTGTTCCTGATCCACCTACTCCTCCTCCTAAAGAAAAAATAGCACCTGTACTTGCTCCACTTAAACTTGTTAATCCTCCGCTTCCAGCAGTTGTATTATATGAACTACCTGTAGATTTTCCACCTCCAGATCCTACTATGGCTGTTAAAGTTTCTCCTCCAACAACTGTATATACTTTATCAGATATATAAGCTCCTGAGCCTCCACCAGCACCTGCAGATTCACCACCTGCTTTATCATATTCAGCTCCTTTTACTCCACCAGCACCTGCACCAACTGCTTGTTGAATATGAATTGCATTAGCATTAGATGGAACAGAAAAAGTTGTAGTTCCTGAACCTGCGGTTGTATAACTTCCTGGGGTATCAAATAAAGTAAAAACAGTTTCCCACGAACCACTGTTTTTTATATAAGCATTTGTAATTGTTTTATTAGTAAACGAAGTACCATCTCTCACATAAACTTGAGATCCTGTATCAGAACTTATTTCCCTCCAAGTACCACCTGATTTAACGTAAATTGGCATGAGGCATTATGTATATTTGTACCAAATATCTCCATCAGATCCACCACTTGGTGCTGAAGTACTTACCGTTCTTGTTCCGTTAGCATTTGTTCCTGCTGTAGCAGAAATAAAAGCTTGTACATCGGCTCCGATTTCGACACCTAAATTCGTTCTACTAGTTCCAGCATTCGCTACATCACTAAGGTTATTAGCATCTTCTAATACCCCGGTAATTGCAGTACCTGAAAATTTATATTTAATAGATTCATAAGTAGCCATATTACTTCTCCGTTAATTTCCAACCATATGTAGCTCCTGCATATACTAAAGAAAATGCAGCATCTTCAGTAGCTACGGTTAAATCTGTTGTTCCTCCATTTATTTTATTACCATTTCTTGCAATAGTTAAATTATGTGTATCAAAAGTGCTAGCTAAATCTACAAATCTAATTTCATCTCCAGATAAAGGAGACGCAGGTAAAGTAATTGTTATTGTTCCTGCTGTAGTATTTACAAAAATTTTATCACCAGGAAAAGCTGTATAAGCTCCTGTTTTAGTTACCCAATCAGTTCCAGATGTTTGAAGAACATACCAGTTAGTTCCATCAGTTGCCAAAAATACACTTGTACTAGGTTGAATAACATAAGTGTTACCACCTCCACCTAATCGAGCAGTGATAGTATAAGAAGCACTATTATTTCTTAAAAAATAAGTTTTTTGAGTAGTTTGAAATTGAATAATAAAGTTTGATCCATGTCCTGTAAATATAATAGCTGATTGTCTTGCTTCATTATCTGCTTGAGCTGAACTAATACTTTGAGCTGAAGTTAATGTGTAAGGACTAGAAGCAGCTGATAAATTTTTAGTATAAACCCCTGCAATTGAATATTCTAACCCATACTGTAGATTGTTATTTGTTGTATTACCCCAAGAATTAGATTGTTCTCCTGAGCCTATAAGTTCTAAATTTAGTAATGCCGAATAAGTTGATGCCATAAATTTCCTATGCTGCGTCCTGCCATGTTATTGTATCAGAATCATCTACCTCTGTCCATGTTGAAGTTTCCGAATCATCTACCTCTGACCAATTAGACGTTTCTGAGTCATTTACTTCTGCCCATGCATATACTGCGGTAGAATCACCAAGAGATACAGCAGTTGTTTGTCCTGTTACTACAGGAATTGCATCTTGTTTTACACTAACATTTGCTAGAGTACTAGATATAATATTACCGGTTGGTAGAGCTGTTGAACTTGCTACTATAGAAACATTTCCAGCTGTTAAAGTACCAATACTTTGACCTGTAACGGTAATATTTCCAGTAGCCTGAACTGTAACATCAGACATGAACGTCTCAACAAGATTAGTTGAGACAGGGACCAGGGTTACTGCACCAGCAGTTGCTGTTCCTGTTGTAAGAGTTCCAATACTTTGACCGGAAACTGTTACATTAGCATCTGCAACAACTGTCGGTGTTCCTGTAAATATATCTAAGTCTGGTTCGGAAGAAGCATCAATGCCAACTGATCCACCAGCTGTTACTCCATATGTTCCAATTGAAATTGTACCAATACTTTGGCCTGTTACTGTAACAGTAGGATTAGCTACTGCAACAGCTGTAGCATTACCAACAGTAGAAGTAATATTTTCTCCAGAAGGAGTTGCAATTGTAGTAGCAGCAACTGATTCACTTCCTTGAACAATATTAAGTGGATTACCACTAACTACTACAGTTTGATTCCATCTCGCTACTGCAGTTCCTGCAGTAAGAGTTCCAATACTTTGTCCTGTAACAACCGCTATTGCATCCTGTTTCCCTAGAGAGGAAATCGGACTCTCGGAAAAAGATATAATCCCGAGTGCCATGTTTTATCTCGCTACTGCTGGTACACCATCTGAAAAACAAGAAGGGAACTCAGCCCATGCTGCATATAAAATGTTATCTGTATTGTAATTTATATCGCCTTCTGCTTGAGTTAATTTAAATCCGTTAGATAAAAATTCTATTTCTGAAACAGCAGATGTATCTTCTGCCGCAGTAGAATTGGTTAAAAGATAATTGTTTTCAGGATTAAAACCATTTCTATGAACATCATAATATCTCCAGTTAGTTCCCGCACCTGTATTTTTTGCTAAGACAAGTGCTGGTCTAAAACCTGTAAATATTTTAGGACCATCTGCATTGTTATTGGATTTATATGCTCCAAAAGCACTATAACCTTTTATAGGTTTCCAAGCATAGCATATATAATCATCACCATCTCCTTGTCCCTCTGTAAAAAGAGTGCTAGTAAAATTACTAAAACCAGACACCGTACCAAAACCATCTGTAGTATTTATTCCTGCGGATTGATTACCTCCCCAAATTTTAGGAAACATTCCATACCAACCACCAGTAGAATTCATATTTTTTGCAATAAAAAAACTAGGTACTTCACCTAAGCCGTGTCCTACAGTTCCGCCAAGTGAGCCACCTGTATTAAATTGAATAATACTAAATCCAGCTGTGCTATTTAGTTGAACTAAAGCAGTTTCAGTGCCGTCTGTATTACTAGGGCTTGAACCAGCATTACCTTTCCATTGCATACATACGTAAGTATTACTATTTGTATTGGCATCACCTGCATTACCAAGTGTAAAACTATCAGTGCTTACTGCATTAACTCTATTAGTATTAGTTTGTTCTGCTTGAGTAGAATCTGAGTATACATATTTTGTAATACCTCTAGTTGTATTAGATAATAAGTTACTGTTGGCACCGACTCTATCTTTAACCCATACAAAATCTGCTTGTAAATTAGCATTACCTGTATTGGTTATAGTTTGTGTACTGCCATTACCTGTGTAAAGTTGTGCTTGAAATTGTGCTGATGGATCGTTTATTGTAGAGTAAGCCATTATCCGTATTGTCCTATATTCTTTGAGCATACAGCATAGTACC